ATGTTGAGAAACAAGAATAGAATTATTGTACCATACACATACAAGGGAAAGATTGTTGGTAATACTTCAAGATATCTTGATGACAAGATTCCAAAGTATCTTAACGACCAGCAGCCCGGGTATGTGTTCAATATCGACAATCAGAATCAAGACTGGCAAGTTTGTATTGTAACAGAAGGTATCTTTGACGCATTAGCTATTGACGGTGTAGCAATCATGCATGATGATATCAGTACAGAACAATCACAACTACTAGCCACCTTAAACAAGAAAATAATTGTAGTACCAGATTACGACAAGACTGGGTTAAAGCTAATCGACAAGTCATTAGAGTTAGGATACTCTGTTAGCTTACCTAATTGGGGACCCGGCGTAAAGGATGTGAACGATGCTGTTAAGACTTACGGCAAATTGCCTACCTTACTTGCCATACTTCAAAGTGCTACAATGAGCAAAATTAAATTAGAAATGCAGAGGAAAAAAATTGGCAAACAAAACGGATTCTAAGAAACAACTAGACTATACACCAGACGTACAGAAATTATTTTTACGCATGATGTTAACAGATGCGAGTTTATACACTCGGGTTATGAACATTATGAATAGTGAAAACTTTGATAAGTCTCTACGTCCGGCTGCTGAGTTGTTCAAAGAACACACAGACAAATACAAAGTGTTACCTGATACAACACAGATTAAAGCCATGACGGGAATTGAGATTGAATCTATCCCCGAGCTTAATGAGGGCCACAATGAGTGGTTCTTGGATGCATTTGAGGCGTTCACTAAAAGGCAAGAATTAGAACGTGCGATTCTTAAAGCGGCTGATATGCTTGAAAAGGGCGACTTCGATCCTGTTGAGAAACTAATCAAAGACGCAGTACAAATCAGTCTACAAAAAGACATGGGTACAGATTACTTCTTTGACCCTAAAGCACGTATCAACAAGTACTTTAACGCAGGTGGACAAGTATCAACAGGCTGGCCCCAGATGGATAAGATTCTATATGGTGGAATGTCACGTGGTGAATTGAATATCTTTGCAGGTGGCTCAGGTTCAGGTAAGTCTCTTGTTATGATGAACTTAGCATTGAACTGGTTGAGCAAGGGAATGAGTGGTGTTTACATCACACTTGAACTATCAGAAGAACTAACTTCATTGCGTACTGATGCGATGGCAACAAGCATGGGTACTAAAGACATTCGTAGAAGCATCGATGATGCTCACTTGAAGGTCAAAATGCTTGCTAAGAAGTCAGGAGACTATCGCGTTAAAGCATTACCTGCTCAATCAACAGTTAACGACATTCGTTCATACTTGAAAGAAGTACAGATTCAAACTGGCATCAAAGTTGACTTTGTAATGGTTGACTATCTTGACTTGGTTATGCCTGTTTCAGTTAAAGTTAATCCTAACGACCAGTTCATTAAAGACAAATATGTTTCAGAAGAATTGCGTAACTTAGCGAAAGAACTAGGTATCTTGTTAGTAACTGCGTCACAATTGAACCGTTCAGCAGTTGATGAAATTGAATTTGACCATAGTCACATTTCAGGTGGTATCTCAAAGATTAACACAGCAGATAACGTATTTGGTATCTTTACAAGTCGTAGTATGCGTGAGCGTGGTAAGTATCAAATGCAGTGTATGAAATCACGTAGTTCGACTGGTGTAGGTCAGAAGATTGACTTGGATTACAACATTGATACAATGCGTATTACAGATGATGATCCTGACGGATATGCTGAACAGCAAGCAAAATATCGCCCGGCTCCTAGTCCTAATGATATTATGAATCAACTAAAACCACAATCTACGTTGAATAGCACAACCTCAATAGTTGACCAAGAAACAGGGGAAGTCATCGAACCCTTGAACAAAAAAGTAGTTGCTGACGTGCAGGGATCTAAACTCCAAGCAATGTTGAAACAACTTAAAAAGTGATAAATACTAATAGGACATCTATTTTATGCAAAAGAAAACCCGCAGTCTATTAGAGGAACTTGAGGACATTGGTAAAAATCGTGATACTAAGCATATCATTGAGAGCCGTGCCCACAACATTATCACTAGTGCGATTAATCTGTTAGAAATGATTAACAAGAACTATGATCCTGAAGTATCAGCTATCTTAGAACGTAAGTTATTAGGAGCTATCAAGGCCCGTGACCAAAGTAGATTTTCCAAGAGTATTAGGAAAAACGACAATGAGAGCCAATGAATTCATTAATGAGGGTGTATTTGATTCAATCAAAAACGCCGGGCGCACTGCAAACAACAAACTATCTGCTATGGCAAACAGCCCTGCCGGACAAGCTGCAGGTAACACTCTATCTAGAGTAGGAGATTGGGCAAAAGCAAAAGCATATACTGGTCTAGGAATTGGTGGCGCAGGCGGAGCCGGTGCCGCAGCAAGACAGTCGTTCTTAAACAAGTTCACTAGCGACTATAAAAGATACATGTTATCTGCTAAAACAGGTGGAATGGCATCGCCGTCTATGGAAGATTATGTGAATACATATATCAAAAAATACGGATGGACTGCAACACCTGCGCAAGTACAAAGCATTATTTCAGGTTCTGCAGGGGATATAAGTAAACTTGCTAATAACATGTTTGCACTGGCATCTGACCAAAGTTATGATGAGTTTGGTAGAATTGGTGGTAGAGGTGGCGCTAAATATAGTGCTGCATCAGCTTCAACCGGCGTAGATGCAGATAGCGATGAAGGTGTAGTTAGCCCTCAAGGACAAAAAATTGTAAAACAAGTGGGTATGATGCGTGAACCGAGAGATTTGACTGTTACTGCTAAAGCTGCAATGAATAGATTGAACAAAGTTGACCCGAATTCCTACAAAGAGTTGCGTCAAGAAGTCGCAACTGGCAAAAATATCTAAGCTAAAACCAGATTTTTTTCGAACAGGCATAAATAAAAGTAGAGTCTATATGACTCAATTTTTTAAAGGAAAATAAAATGTCTTCACAAACAAAATATCATGGCGATTTAAACCCACTAGCAAACTTTGACCAACGTTCATATACTGTTGGTTCATTGAACGCAGTTACATCAGCAGCTACAGTTCAACCACAAGGTCCTAAGTTAGATTTTGCAACTATCACTTTCACAGGTCACGCGACAGGCGCTTCTGTTAACGCAGCTATCACTGCTTTGACACAATTAGCTACTGTGTATCTATATGAATTCACTACCGGTGGTACAAATGATACGTTAGCAGTTGCATTCTACCCAACAGCAGCTTGGGGTGATGTTACAGCTACTGGTGCTGGTACTCTAGACCAAGCTGTTACTGATGCAGTCGGTTCAGCAGTTTCAGTTGCAGCTTCTGTAACTTTCACTGGTTAATTAGTTAATCATCTGAGTAAAAGCCCTAGAATTTCTAGGGCTTTTTTACCTCTATAAATAGAGTATGAGCTATAGAATACGATGCTACACCCTGTTTGACATTACAAAAACAGGGGTATTGAACAGAAAAGCACCATCAACATACAGTGCTGACGAACTACACGTGTGGGAGCAGAGGAGAAATACACAAGCAAATTATGATACAATTTTGCAAGTTATCTCTCTAAGAAGCCAACCCGAAGAAAATACAGATACAAAAGAAAAAGTAATTAACTTTAAAGAATTTCAAAACTTTGGATTCTTGTTTGATGATGAGGAAGATAAAAAATGTTGGTACTTTGATTTTAGCATCCTACACACTAAGGTTTTTTATGATGGTATTGATGAATTAGGGTCGCTACACACTGATGCTAGCGGGGTTCCTATAATTAAAACTCCCTCATCTTGGGCAAAGTTACCTAATTTCTTAGATACTAGCCCCGAGCTACGTAACATTTACTTTGAGATACTGCGTGATGAATAATAAAAAAATGGCAAAACTAGAGAAAATCATAAACTCTAGTGATTTGAAAACGTTAGAAGAACTAATCATCTTCGATACCGAAGATGGATATGAGTTGTTCGGAGAGTATGTGATTACTAAGAAATCTAACAAGTTTGTAGTGACTAACAAGCACACTAACTTATTTGAAGTATTTCACAACCGCAAACTAGCAGTAGTTTGGATTACAATGTATAAGCGAGATAAATTAGTAGAAGCTAATCGTATTCGTGATTTAGATGTTATGTTAGAAGGCTCGTTATTGAGCCTAGATATACACAAAAAATTGATGGACGAGTCCAAAGATGTAGACAAAAGGTCTTTAAACTTTATCAAACTTCAAGAGGATAGACTCAAAAAGAATGCTATCATTGAAGAACTAGACCGTTACGTTTTGAACGCTAGAAACTGGCAACTTGCACGTTTCAAACAAGCGACAAAATAAACAAAAAGATAAATACAATATACGTTACTTCGGGAAACATTATGAAACTAACAGAATTTAATTTGAAACCAACACAAGCAGCTAAAAAAGCTCTAAAAGAACACTTCAACGCTAACTTAGATGTTGACAGTTTGGGTCTATATGACACGAACCGCATGCTACGTAAAGTACGTGGCTTTCTAGGTGAGATGAAGACTACTGGAAAAGTACAGCAGGGTCAACACAACCCAACTTACCTT